GTGCTCTACCATCTGAGCTATCCGAGACAGCGGACATTGCCGCCGTTTAGGTCAGCTGAACGTCGGTCAGCTTGCCACGGTTGTCCTTCGTGCCCTTCGTCTTGTAGGTGTAGGTGGCAACAGTACCGTCGGTGGTGTCGAAACCAACGGCAATGTGCTCCGAGCAACCCTTCAGCTTCACACCTACGGCCTCGCCGTTCTCCGGCTCGACCTCAATGTCACCGAACTCCTCGGTGTAACCCGGCTCCACCTCGTTGGCATTGCCAAGACGACGCTTGAAGGTGAGGATATACTTGTCGGGGGCTTTCTTGCGACCCTCGGAGCTGCCGCCCTCGATGTCTGCTGTCTGCTCCTGACCTTCCTCTACACTGAGCTGAGTGGACTTATCCACGATGTCGTTCATACCATTGACTGAGCATTGGCCCCAGCCAAGGACTTTTCTAATTTCTGGCATAGTTGTAATCGTTTGATTGTTTATATCTAACTTTGTTGTTAATCACGTGCTCGTTCTTACCATTGACGGGAAGAATGAGCTGCTTCTCGATGTAGAACCTAAGCGAACCGACAAACCTTGAACTCATGGGAGTGCCAAGAACTCGCTCACACAGGCTGCACAGCTCTTTCAAGCGCGGCACGTTCTCTACGGAACGGCCATCGCTGTTGATGTTCTGAACATAGATATTGACATTGACGTAGGCATCCTGTATCTGGCCGAACTCGTTATCAAGCACAGAGATGATGCAGTCCTCGGTATTGGCATTGCCACGTCCCGTATAGCTGATTTCACCACCTATGGCTTCCTTGATGGCAGAATCCATCAGAAACAAGTAAATGTCCTGTCTTATATCGACATCATCCTTCATATTTCCTCAAAACATTTCTGATTTTGTTTCTAAGCAAAGCTGGCATCTGCTTCTCAATGTAGAGGTAGGCGGCAGACAAGACCACCTTTCCATCGACGGCTTCCACATAGACGGCATATTCTTCACCGGCTACGATGATAAGCACATTGTCGTACATGGAATATTCAGCCGCGAGGCTTCTGGCCATCTCACGGCCTTTGTCCGCGCCACCGCTGCCATTGAGAACTGCTTCAAATCCAAACATCTTTACGATATGACCTCTACTGCACACCACACCGCCAATGGAAGAGCGGAGTGAGCCTGATACATCCATCCAGTTGCTCATCTCACCGTTGCGGACTTTCTCAACGATGAACTCGCCAGCCTCGGCAAATGCGCTGCTGACTACCTCGGTGATTTCCCTCTCAGCGGTGTCAAGCATTTGCAATGTCCTGTTGAGAGATTCTGATGTTATCTTCATACCCATAGGCGAGCGTTCAACTGATTACGGAAGAATCCCAACACCTCAAACTGCTTGTCGCCTTTCAGTTCGACATCCACAAGGCCAAACAAACGGACTTTCTCACCCCTGCGGAACTCTCTGCAATCCTGATTGAGATAGATGGCGTAGCTATAGTTACGGGCAACACCATCAAGATACACAACCTGATTGCCAGAGCCATTCGCCTCAATTCGGCAAGGCACATCTTCCCATTGCTCTATGTCTGACAGAGGCTGGCCTAAAGCATCCTTGCCGCCTTTGGTGATGTTTGCGACCTTCAATAGATGTGGTCTGAAATCGAGCATTACAGAAATCTGATTTTGGGTTTGTTTTCATCCAATGTCTCTTCACCAATCTGGCGATAGAGCCTGTTGGCTTCTTTTCTCAGGGCATCTTCGGCTGCTTTTGAAATCGACATTCCACCCTCGGAGATGCTTGAAGGATAAAGGATGAGCTGACGGATGCAGTCAGCCTTTGCCCCTTTGAAACTCTTTGAGTTGAACACCTCTTTCGTGCAAGTGCCATCGCCAGAAAGACCTCTCTCTACCATGACGGAAGCGAAGAAATCATCTGGCAATGGGTATTGCACTTGTGCCTTTAATGCTGCGAGTATGGTCAGGTCAGCCATTCCGCTACTGTCTGATGATTGTGTGACTATTAGGGCGGTTCTGGTCGAGCCATCGGTGCTTCATCATATTGTGCGAGGCGAAATTGGGAGGCGTGAAATAGTCCTTGTAGGTCGCGTATCGCACAGTACATCGAGGAAGCACCACCATCTTGCCCGTAAGCAGGCTGGCCGACAGGGTGAGCGTCTTCTGCACCTGCAAAGGTGGGGTGGCCACAGTCAGGAAGGTGCCAGGCACAGCGGAGAGGTACATAGACGGCGCAGTCTGACCGTAGTCACTGGCGATGTAGGTCTCCACGTTGGCGGCAGGCACCAGTACGATAGATTCTGTAACGGAAATGTCAGGAGCAGCCTCAAACTTGGGCGGCTCGTAGTTCTCGGCAGAAACAGTCAGAAAGGCCATTGCCAGAACTGAAATCGCAATAAGTTTCTTCATTGTACTTTTGTTAATTAAATGTTAATGATTTGGGGTGCGGATTGCTCCGCACACCCGTTAGGCGTTCATCGTAGAGAGGTCGAGGTTCACAATCTTCTGAGGTGCGATGAACTCAGGAATCCACTCGCACTCATAGTCGAGGTAGCGACCTTCCTCATCCTCCAAGCTGCTGATGAGCAAATCGCCATCGTTCACGCGGTTGTAGACACGGTCACGCAGAGGATTCTTCACGCGATAGGGCGTGTGGTGGCGCATACGCAGAATGTCGTCGGAACGAAGCAGGGTAATGCGGTCGTCCGCATAAATCTGCACGTTCTCATCCTTCTGGTTCTCCACATAGTCCTCTTTGATTTCGATGGCGGGCAGACCAATTCCGTTGAAGATGTTGGTTGCCATCTGAGAGGTGATAAGGCCAGCGGCAATGTCGAATCGCTCTGAGCCAAGCACCATTCTGAACGAATCGCCAAACTCGGAAGCACCGACGATGTTCTTGAAGAATGTGCCACGGCTCATAATCATCTTACCAAACTTGCCATACTTCGGCTGGAGTTCTGCCATCAACTTCTGAAGATAGGTAATGAACTTGGCTTTCACAGCCTGTTCGGGGGTGATTTTCTTGAACGGGAGTTCAATGTCAAGCACCTTCTCACCTTCGGGGTTGTCGGCCAGATGCACCTCACCCTTGCCAGTCATAATCAGACTGCCGACAACGATGTCCATGCGCTTGTGAGCCATCAGGAGAACCTGGCGATAGTCGTCATAGATGAAATTCACAATCTCATCCCAGACGGCACGTTTGCCGTTGTCATCGGCTGCATTGAACTTATCGACAATATCCTGAAGGTCAGACAGTCGGGCGGTATCAATCTGATAACGGTCGCCCAGATAGGCAATCTCAGTGATACCCGTTCCGAGAGTTCTGCGCTCCTGGATAGGCTTCTTGTCATGCTGCCCAATGATGCTACCAGCGCGGACACCCGTCACGGTGCCGAGGTAGGTCTTGAAGATGCGTTGGCGGGTTTCGAGGAATCGACCGTACTGCTGCCAGTAGATAGTGTCCTCGCGTGTCTGCAAAACACGGTCAATGACAGCCGCAGCGATGAGCGGGTTGTCATAAAGCATTGAGATAGTCAATCTTTCCATATTCCGTAGATGTTTAAGGATTATTCAAACTGGAAGCGAGAGGTCAAGCCAACTTTGTCGAGGTCGTGGATGGGAAGCGGAAGTTTGGCTTCTTTCACCTCGTATGCCTGCATCAAGAGGGTAACGAGCACGACCTTTCCGACCTCGACCTTCTTGCGGTCGTAGAGCACGAAGTTAGCCGTGTTCTTTTTCTTAGTTCCACCGACTGCGGTAGCCTCAAAGAGAACCTCACCTTGGGCGATTGCGTTCTCAAAGGCTGCACCGATAGTCAGTACATCATAGCTCTCGTTAGACTTGTCGATAGCCGTAACGGTCGCGCCTTTCGTGCCGTTGCCGAGGTACATTCCCACATAGGCGAGAGAACCTTTGGCAATCTTGATGTTCGTTGCGCTGCCAGCCACGTAAGCCTCTACCACGCGCACATTGCGGACAACCTTGACCTTGCGGGTCTTGATGTCGGCCTCAATGGGCGTAAAGGGCGGGAGATAGGAGCCATCAACAAGGTTGGTGGTGTCCAGCTTCCACGGGCCACTCTTGCGCACGCCAGTCTCGACACGATAATACTCACGGGGCTGATAGCTGTCCGCGAGATTGTACGTTGTACCTGCTGCCATTTGCTGTTACTTGTTTTGAGGGTTTGTAATGGATTTTGTTCCCTCAGTCGTCCAATCAGCGAGTGTCTGGCCGGGCTTTTCCGTACTGACACCGCTCTCAGGGGCGGCTGGGAATTGGTAGCCCTGGTTAATCATCGTCTGCTTGAGGTCGGTGAAATACACGTTCAAGTCAGTCTTGGGGTCGATGACCCTGCCCTTGTAGGCAAACTCAGGAATACCAAAACTCTTTGCCACGGCATCCACCTTCGCATCAAAAGCAGCCTGTGCGCTTGCACCTTCCATCTTATCAAGGCGGTCAGTGATAGGCTTCAGGGCATTTCCGATAGCCGCAGCGATAGTCGCAGCCAATTCCGTGGGCGACTGAGTTGCCTGGGGAGTGGCAGGGGGTGTCTGCGGTGCCGGTGCGGGCGGTGCTGCTGGTGCAGGGGGCGTCTGCTGGGCAGGGGTTACAGGCTTACCGTCCTTGATGTTGTGCTTCGTCTCGTAGGTTTGCACCGCCGTTTTGGAAGCATCATCAGCTCGCCGGTCGCCATAGTTCTTCATCACGTCCATAAAGGTGATGGCATCGACAATCGCCTGCACCTGACCTTCGTCCGTGACCCCAGCGGACTTGCTTGAAGCAATCCTCTGGAGGGTGGCCGTGTCTGCTCCGGGAAACTTCGTTTGCAGTCCAGCCAAAATCTGTTCGTAAATGTTCATTGCGCT